TCTGGTGGCTACCTCACCCAGGACGACGCGACGATCACCGCCGCGACTGTCTCGCTCTCGCACTTCAAGATCTCGAGCCGCTTCACCCCTTCTAACCTGAAGGACTACGGCGCAGATTTTTTCGTGAGCAATTTCGTCCAGACGGCAAGCATCGGTCTCGCCCAGAAGGTCATGGACACCATCAACACTCAGGTCACCAACGCTAACTACAGCGTGTCGACTGTCTCTGGTGCCGCCCTCTCGTACCTCGAACTCGTCGGAGTCCAGAAGACCCTCGACGACGCCAAGGCCCCGAGCCCTCGCTACGCCGTGCTCAACAGCACCTACGTCTCTGACCTCCGTCAGGATACCACGATCGTTGGCAACAACGTCCTCGGCGCTTCCATCATCCGCGACGGCGACCTCGGCATCATCGCCGGTGCCCGCATCTACCAGTTCGCCAACCTCGCTACCAACTCGGAAAATCTCGCCGGTTGGGTTGCTGGTCCTGACGCTATCGCCTTTGCCTCCGCACTGCCTGACTCCGAAGGCATCCCCGGCTTCGAAGTCTCGAACGCTGTCGACGCCGGCACGGGTCTCGGCGTGCAGGTGCTCGTCGGCATGGAGCAGTCTGGCTTCCTGAACGTCACCGCCACGCTGCTCTTCGGCGCTGCTGTCGGTCGCTCGACCTCCCTCGTCCGCCTCAAGACCGCCTAATAGCGGCCAAGGCAACGAACTTAAGGGGCTCCGAAAGGGGCCCCTTTTTTGTGCCTAGTTCCCAAACGGGGCATTGATAGGATGAGCCTCTACGCTGACTTTCTCGCTGACGCCAAAGAGATGATCGCGGACTTCGGCGTAGCCGGAACCGCTAACTCTGGGGCCATCACCTTCCAGTGCCTTATCTCCGACCCCGCCGTGATGACCGTCCTCGAAGCAGGGGGGTACATGGAGCGGACCCAGTACTCGGTCAGGGTGCCAGCCGTAACGGCCTCATGGACCCTCCCAGATGGGTCTAATGGGTCATCGGCGGCCCTACTGTCGGCAGGCGCCCCCATCGCCAGCCTAGGCCAGGGGAAGAAGATTGTAGCCGGCGGCAAGACCGTCCGCATCACGACCCAGACCTACAAGCCCGGGTCGGCATGGATCACGCTCGTCGTCATCGACGACAACCAGTAACGCCGTGGTGACGGTTAACATCCCTCGGAAGTCCCTCTCCGAGTTTAATGCCATGCTGACCAACGTGGCTACAGAGATTGGCATGGATGCTCAGAGCATGGTGGCAAAACAGGCCATGCTCATCTGCGCCGACATGGCGACCTTTACGCCAGGGATGCCCAAGGGCGGAGGCCAAGGCTTGTCGAAGGAGGCTAAGGCCGCAGGAGAAGGCGCCGTAGCTGGGGACATCCGTAAAATCTTTATTGCAGTCGGTGACCGCAACATCAGCACCCAGAAGGCTATCACCTTTCAGAACCTAGCCCACGCCACCCAAACCAATGACCGGGCTTTGTTCGACAAGATTATCAAGAAGTCGCGCATCGAGACTCTACGCATCTCGCCGATCATGACGAAAATCCTGAACGACCAGAACTATGACCGGGCTTTCCTGAAGGCTAAGAACTACCTCGCCCGAGTTCCCCTGGCTATGAACGAATACGGTTTCGACTATGCCAAAGACCTGCGGACTCATCACAACCGCGTCAAAGCCAAGTTCGGCGGACGCATTGGCCGAGACCAGCGTATCGGCGAACCGCGACTTATGGTGGAGTCCAAGCAGGATCTCGACGCGTACATCAAGGAGCGTCAGGCCGCCGTGGGTCGCACCAAGGCTGGCTGGCTTCGTGCGCTGAACATGATTCCCAAGCCCATGCGGGCTAATGTCGCCAGCGGTCGCTTCGGAGCCCAGTTGAGGAACGCCGGATGGATTGCCCGACATGGTGGCTCGGGGCAGGCCACGTCTACTTATTCCGACAAGAGCGCACAGGTAACCATCCAGAACTTTATCGGTAACATCAACGCCATCGCAGTAAAGGCTGACACAATGGGCCTCGCCCTAGGTAACCGCGTAAAGCAGATGGAGTCGGACCTCAACAAGTTCATCGCCCGCACCAAGCAGAAGATGCGACTCTAATCACTTGTCCCCGCGGACTCGGACAAACACCGGGTGACGCAGGGAACCGTTCGGGGTCTTCATCTGGAAGTCTACCTCGGCCATCTGGCCGATGAGCTGAGAGCGGTCGGCGAGCAGGGCGGAGCGGGTGGCGTTGTCCATGCCTGTGCCGACGCTGACTAGGCGACGTCCACAGCGCACGACGATGTGGCCGGCCATCCCAGCGCACTTGCCCGTGCCTTCGACCACGTCCACAATCTCGGCGTCAGTGGTGTCGGCGTCCTTGACCTTGAGCCAAGCCCTGGAGCGGATGCCGTGAGAGTAGGGTGCGGTCGTATCCTTGACCATCGCACCCTCGAACCCCTCAGAGGTAAAGCGGACAAAGGCTTCCTCGGGGGTGCAGGAGACGCTTGGGATGAGCATGAGGGAGGTGGGGTAGGACCGGGCAAACAAAGCCTCCAGCGAGGCACGGCGGGTGCTGTAATCGCCAGCCACGGAGGGCAGGTCGAACAGCCAGACCCGGGCATCGTCGGCAGAGCGGTCAGAGCGTAGGGCACCGACCGAGGTAAAGAACGACTTGCCGGATACGGCCTCGCCATCGAGAGACCAGACGCCAGCCTTGCCAGCCAGAAGGTCGAGCACCTCGTCGGCCAGATGGTCGAGGGAGGGCATCGGGTTGCCGTTGCGGGTCTCGAAGCGGACGGTGCGGGTGGACAAGTCCGCAGTGATCAGGACGCGCAGGCCGTCGACCTTTGGCTCGCAGACATAGGAAGCGGGCGTCTCGCCGGCATACAGGCGGGCCAGCATAGCGCCGTGTCGGGCCTTCGGTGTGCGGCGCTTAGGCTGACGCGGAACCGCATCCTCGAACATGGCGAAGAAGGCGGCTAAGACTGGGTCCTGTTGGCAGAGCATTGGTGGAACGACCCGAGTAAGGCACCCCTTGCCCCGTCCGTCAAGCCCCTTTCCCTACCAAAGCGGGCAATGGTACAATGGGAACGAAGAGCATCCGTCACATCGTCGAGTCCACCGTCGCAACTTACCTCTCGACCCAGACTGGGCTGACCACCGTCACGTTCCTGACCGGGGACAGCGCCGCCACCCAGACCTTACCCAAGGCCGTGGTGCTCTGCGAAGCCGCCCGGGCACCGTCCGACCTGCCCGAGGGCGAAGGCAACTTCTCCTGCTCGGTCCGCATCACGCTGTTCTCAAACGCCGACGACACGACCCTCGCCGATCACCGCCTCCGCTGCGCCGCCCTGTCCGGCAATATGCGTGACCTGGTCTCCATCAAGGCGGCCTTCACGGCCACAGGCGACGCGTCCTGCTACGACGTTACCATGCAGTCCGAAGACGAGGGTATCGACGAGCGCTCCTGGGCGACCTCGTTCACCTTCGACATCCTGACGGTCTTCCCCGCGTAAGGTTACCAAACCGAGCATATTCAAATGGCCGCTATCTCTAACGGAACGACCTGCCTCTACGGTGTTGCGGGCACTGTCACTAACCTTTTTGTGCAGTCCTACAGCCTGTCCTCCTCGTTCAACGCCGAGGCCACGGTGGTCGACGAAGCGGGCCTGACCAAGACCCACCGCCTCGACGATCGTAAGTCCGAGATTACCATCGAAGGTATCTGCAAAACCTCCACGATGCCGGTCCTCGGCGTGGCTCTCAGCTTCACGCTTAACGCCCTCACCGCTTACCCGGCTGGTTCGGCTTCCGTTTCCTTTGTCGGCACGGTCACCAAGATTGACGAGAAGGGCTCTAACAAGGGCTTCACCGCGGTCACCGTGACGGCCATCGATTACGAAGGCATCACGCCTGCCTAATTGACTTAGCCCCAAGTGGGCTACACTAGGCGGCATGGACAAACGGTTCCTCGCTGCCTTTATCGACCCGGCTCCCTTTCGGCTGCTGGGTCGTTCCATGTACCCTTGGTGCCTCAAGTACCGGGTGCGACTGATGGCCTTCGACTCCCCGCTGGTGACCGGCTCTCGCGGCGTAACGCCTGCCGACCTTATCTTCGCATGCCAAGTGTGCGCCGAGGAACCCCTGGGCGAACTAGGCTGGCGCGATCAGCTGCGGATGATGCACCTGTCCCGCAACCCTGCCAAGTTTGAGCGCCTGCTCGAAGCCTTCTCGGGCTACATCCTCGTGCAAGACTGGCCTAAGTTCTGGGAGCAGACCAAGAAGAGCAGCGGAGGAAGCAAGGGCGTCCCTTGGCCTTTGTCCATTGTCGCCAACCTTATCACCAACGGCATCGACGAGAAGCGGGCGTGGGAGATGCCGGAGTGTCAGGCCATCTGGCTTAACTCCGCCCTGGCTATCTCCAAGGGTGCGGACGTGGCAATCATGTCGCCCGAGGAGGAAGCCTTCATGGCCGAGGAGGAAGCCAAGGAGGCCGCTTCCAATCCTGCAAAGGAAACCCCCTGACATGGCCCAAGACCTGACAGTCAATATCAAGACCACCTCCGACGTCCCGCAGGCGATGGACCGGGCGAAGTCTGCCACGGTCGGCTTCGGCAAGCAGGTAGAGGACATCCAGAAGAAGTTCAGCATGGCCTTCAAGGACGTGTTTCTTTCGTTCCTAGGCCCTCTGGCTTTGCTTGGTGTCGCCATGAATTACATCGGCAAACTGATTGACGACAATCGCAAGAAGCACGAGGACGCTAATCAGGCCGCCATCGCCGGCACGAACGAGCTCATGTCCGCCGAGGACAAATACTATGCCAACAAAAGGAACAATGAAAAGAAGGCTAAGGAAACTGTCGAGGAAGCCAAGACCACCCGAGAAGACGTTACCAAGAGTTTCTTAACAACCGATCCGCGTGGCCGCACAATGCTCTTTGAGTTTGCCGATGAGCAGCGAAAACTTGGCACCAATAAGATTGGCCCTGGCTATGCCTCTGAAGATAAGGCAATGCAAGACAGGGTGCAGAGGATACTTGCTGAAGACGCCAAGAAAAACCCGCTTCCAGTAGACAAAAAGGAAGCCACCAACTTCAAAGGCCCCGAGGGCTTCTCCAACGTCGTCGGCGTAGGCGCTAACCCGGTCATGGAGGCCATGGCCGAGCAGACCGAACTTGCCCGCCAGCAACTTGCCGAGCTCCAGAAGCTTAACGCCAAGGGCAACGACACCCAAACCGACTTCACTAAAGACTCTAAATAACCATGGCACGCATCGACCAGGGCAACGCCCTATCCACCGCAATGCTCCAGCCCGGAGCAAAGTTCCAATCTGACGGCTACGGCCTTGTGACTGCCACGCTTGTCTACAAGGAAGACCAGACAGGCTCCAGCGCCTTTCTTGCGCGAGGTCAGGCTTGCCCAATTGCTGCATTTAGTTTCTGCAAAGTCCATAAAGCCAACACCAGCCTTGATGCCCTTGGTCTTGCAACCTACACCGTCGACTACGTCGGCATCGGTTCGGGTGGCATTAGTAGCTCACTGACCACGCCCCAGGTCACCGGCTCCCAGGGGCTGACCTCCGAGAACATCACGGCTCACCCGAACTTCTTTGAATTGGCGTCTGGCTTCAGTGGAACCGCAATCGCTGGGGTCGGCACTGGCACCCTTGCGACTCCTGCCTACACGGCTAAGACTGACGTGACTCCTACTGAGTACGAGGGCAACAATGGATCACGCTTCGCGGCTGTAACAGGCAACAAGTTTCTCGGCTTTAAAGTAGCTGCCAATAAGACCCTCTACGGAAAGACAAACTACCTCGCACCGCAGACCTCCTTTGCCGGACACTTCTACACGACCACGGATGGCAACGTCACGGGGATGCTTGCGCGCGTCGGCAAGACGAGCGGCACTAATCAATTTAACAGCATCCCCCTGCTTCCTTCTTACGCTGGCACGACCTTTACGGTGGGCGGCCTCAATCAGTTGCTGCTCTCTCAGGTCAGTGTCGAGGACTACGGAAGCCTTTACAAGGTAACCTACGAGGTTCGCTTCAACCGTGACGGCTACAACGCTTCAGTCTACGC